TTTGATCTAAGCTTCCATCGGTTGGCCGAAGGGCTCAGCTTGTTTTGTCCGTTCTCAGTCTGATTCGAATAACGATGTTTTCTGATGACGCTTGTCGGCATGAGCGGAGGAAGGTTCTTCAGCCAGAGGCATGTTTTCTTGCTGGCATCGTGCCCGAATTGCCATGGTTGAATTATCTGATCCGGCTTTCTGATTCGTGTGGAGATTATTGAAACCGGATTCTCTAAAGCAATTCGCGGAATCGGTGCGTCAAGAAGAAGCCTCACGAAGCTGAGTGCGTCTTCAGTCAGCTTTGAGTCTCGCAAACCTCGAGTTGTCCAGTGCATGCCGCTTACCGAAAGATAGGTGCAAGGAGGATGCGCGATCATTAAATCCCACCCGTCAGAGAGTACCTCGAGAACGTCCCCTCGGTGATGCCTTCCAGGAGTTTCGGAAGGCAAAAGATCACAAGACATAGCGGAGTGCCCAAGAGCAGAAAAAGCGTCCCTCACGATACCGGAAAACTCACAGGCAATGAGAACTTTCATAATCGGCCCCTTTGTTAGTTATACGTCAATCAGGACGGAAAGCATGAGGAGGACCCCGGCAATGACTGCCAGGGCTTCCCCTAGGTGGGTGGGGTCTAGAATCATGCGGCGAACGCCTTAGACTTTGGTCCGTGGTAGACAAGACCGATTTTAGGATTCTTCCCGTACGCACGGGAATCAAGTTTGGTGACGTCAGCATAACCGGCCGCCATGAGTTCTGACTGACTCGAGAATACTCGAGAGTGACGGTCTTTTGACTGATCAATCAAGTTGTCCCACTTCCCTCCGGCCGATTTAATGACGACGAAATTGCCTGGTAAAACGACATTATCGAGAAGCGGGAGCATTTTAGTGTAAGCGTAGAAAAGAGTCTTCGGGTTCTGACGTGCGATTTCTGCCCATGCCTGCAGATACTTCAGAGAAAAGAAGTCGCCTGAATCATGCACGCGCAATTTGTGAACCTTGCGCGCCTGAATCTCCGCCGAGAGGACTGACACAAAGTCGGCGCTTAGAGCCAAGGCTAGTCGGCGCTCCTGAGCCGCTTTTACGTTAGGCATGACGTAACGTCCGTTTTTAGCGTAGCACCCCGCAATGCACGCGTTGGCGCCGGGGCAAGTGATCATCCCGCTCGCTGCTTTATAAGCGGGGATCCCCCAAGAGTAGATGCCGGACCGAGAAAGCTTTTCGTTTGTCGAGAGAAATGACGTTTTCATATGGTTCACCTTTGGTTTGTATTACGAACGAGAGCGAAATAAAGGGGCCCTTCCGTGGGCCCCGATCGGGTTACTGGATCAGGCTGAGAGCGCCTTCGAGGCTATTGGCGCCGCAAGCGAAGCTTAAGTCGCCGTGGACATTTCGAAAGTAAACGGAGAGGTCCCCGGTTTCTGCGATATAAGTCACAGCGCCATTCTGGGTGGTGTAGAGAGTCACGTCTTGGTTGTCTGCGTTTTTGTAGGTCGTTTGTTTCATGCCTTTCTATAAGCAGGACCCGTGCCAGGACTGCGCTCTAAAGAAAGGATGCAGGGCGTTAGGTGTGAGAGTGCTTGAAATCATTGAGGAAAAAAAATCGCAAAATAATGTTTACGCACTAGGCCATGAAAAAAGGCAGACCTCGTGCGCCCCAAAACACTCGCCCCGCGCTTTCCGCTTGTAAGGTTTACCGTGTATAACATACACTCCATGTAAATGTTTCATCGTACCCTGGAAGCTTGCCGCGCCGACCTCGAGACCTCAGACGATTACTTCTCCCGGATACTAGGCGTTAGCCCTGACCACGCCCTCCTGACGGACGTGATCCACGCGATCATCAAAGCCCGCTGCGCCGACTATCTTGAAAACCGCTACAAGGACTGGCCACTCCCCGATCTCTTGACGATGCTCAAGGCCCTCGAGCCTACTCAGAAAGCCGTCGACCTGGTGGACGCCGCGCTAGACGCTACCGAAGCCCCACGACGCCGTGGACGCCCTCCGAAGGGTATTTAGTGCCTCACCCGCCGGGACAGCCTAAAGAGAAGCGCCGCACGTCAATCGAAGCCGTGCGCGACATACTGCACGAACTCACAGGGAAGGACCTGGGACCCGACGCAGATCTGCGCGCAGTGCTCGAGCTTCTCGTCTTCGGAGACCTAAAGGATGGCGAGCGCCTGCAGGCTTACACTGCACTCCTCAAGTACACTCGCGCCCAGCTCAAGGCAGTCGAGCACTCAGGGACCGTAACCGAGGTCCAGGTCGCCCTCACGCCAAAGGAGGTCGAGGCGATTCTGTACGCCGACCCATTCGCTAAGGCCGTCGACGTGACGCCGCTGGAGATACCGAGTGATAACTAAGGACCGCGCCCTTCTCGAGCTTGCCCGCATTGCTAAAGGCCTCGAGGCCCTGCACTCTACCTGGAACCCGCACCCGGCTCAAATCATGGTCGGACGCGCACTACTCGCGGAACGCAAGCGCCTCGTGTTCGCGCAGTGTGGCCGTAACTTCGGCAAGACCGAACTCATGAGTTACCTACTGTGGCGCTGGGCCTACACGTTCCCGGGCTCAGAGAACTACTACTTCGCGCCTTACCAAAAACAAGCGAAGGAGATCCTTTGGGCGTCTCGGCGGATTCAAAGCTTTGGGCCGCTCAAGTGGGTCCGTGCGATCAATAACACCGAGTGTCGCATTGAGTTTGAGAACGGCTCATTTATCAAGCTAGATGGGTCCGACAACGTAGACGCTTATCGCGGAGTCAAGCCGAAAGGCCTCATTGTCTACGACGAGTTTAAAGACTTCCGACCTGAGTTTCACGACGCCTTCGATCCAAACCGAGCGGCTCACGATGCGCCTTTGTTTGTGATCGGTACGCCACCCGAGACTGAGAACCATTTCGTGCATCTAGCCGCCGAGTGCCTGAGGGATCCGGCCAAGGCCTTCTTCCGCTTCCCTACGTCCTCTAACCCGCACATCCCGAAGGAGTGGCTCGAGACGAAGAAGGCGGAGCTATATCTCAAAGGCGAGGGGGACAAGTGGGAGCGAGAATATGAGGCCCTTTTTGTCCGCGGAGGTGCTTCTACAATCTTCCCCATGTTTGACCCTGCGAAGCACGTCAGACCTCACGGGGCCTTGCTTGCTGAGATAGCCAAGGATGCAAGGAAGCTAGACTGGTACTGGTGGGCAGATCCTGCCGGTGCCTCGTGCTTTGCTTGCCTGTTTATCGCTATCAATCCGTACTCCCGCAAGGTGTACGTCCTAGACGAGATTTACGAGACGACTCAGAGCGAGATGACAGTCTTAAAGATCGGGAATCGTGCGCTAGCCAAACGGAACGAGTTACAGCCTCGGAAAGAGTGGCGTCAGGGATATGACGAAGCCGAGACGTGGTTTGCAAACGAGATGCTAGACCACTTCGGAGAGGGGCTTGAGCCAACTCAAAAGTCGAAGTCCGACAAGGTATCGGGGTTGTCGCTTATCAAAGACCTGCTACTCTCAGGTAACCTAGTTCTTTCGGACAGGTGTCAGAAGCTTAAGTGGGAGCTATTGAACTATCGCAAAGACGACAAGGGAAAGATTCTAAAGCAAAACGATCATGCCATTGATTGCTTGCGCTATGTCCTGGACGCAGACAAGTATAGTCTAGTCAAGACGACCGAAGTGCTCAAAGAGGAGTCTGAAGACTTCCGAGGGGCGCGAATCACTGACGACTTCCCAGGGTTTACGGAAACAGGTGAGCCCGTGGATGATTATGAGATGGAGTGGAACTAATGGTGTGGATGACAGCAGGGTTTTTAATCATGTTCGTGGTCCAAATATTCACGCTTGCGGCCCTTTGGTGGGCGACCACTGAGCTTAAGGCGATGCAAAAGTCTACCCATTCGATCCAATACGTCCCGGCTGACAGCACGTTCCAGAAAATGACGGATGACGTGCGCGATAGTCTGACCAAAGATATTTTTGAGAACCTAGGGTAAGGTTAAACCATGAGCACGACTGCCTATTCTTTCGACGACTTGAACTCTGACAAGGTTTACTCTCAGCCATCTAAGCCGATTTACGCTCTAGACCTGGACGACCCGTCGAATGAGAAGGAAATCCTGAATTGGCTTCAGGCTGAGCTTCACTTTCTCGAGCATGAGAATGAGCCTAGGATTCGGATTCAGAGGCGCAACCTGGCGCTATATAAGGGCATTCAGTACCAGGAGAGTGAGGCCCGCGCTGAGAACCGAGATCGTGCTGCGGATCGGTCGACATTTTTACGCAAAATTGTCGCTAACCATTTGTTTGACCTGACGAAGAATCGGGCAAGCCGTTTGATTAAGTTCCGCCCCGCTGTCGCTGTCCTGCCGACTAACGATGAGCTACAGGACAAACTTTCGGCTAAAGCCTGTAAAGGGCTTTTAGACCATATCTGGTACGAGCAAGAATTTGAGGGGCGCTTGCAACTTGAGCTTGCGACTCATGCCATGATTACTGGCGAGAGCTACTTGTTTGTCGACTGGAACGAGGACATGGGTCCGCTTAGCCCTGCCTATGTTGAGGCGAAGAAAAAACACGGCGCTAAGATTCCGCTCATGGATGAGAACGGCTCGCAGCGCAAAAGCGAGTCTGGAAAGCCCCTGTTTGTCGAGCGCCCGGTGCGAGTGGGTGACGTAGACTACCGAATTGAGCTTAGCCCTGAGGTGCTGCTTGATAAGCAGCCACGGCTTGAGCAGGTGAAGTATTGTTTTACGAAGAAGCAGGTGAATTGCGACACTCTTCGGATCGAGTACCCTGAGAAGGCGTCTCAGATTAAGACGCATAACGATCAGATCTATGATTATGACCGGATGGAACTGCGCCCGGTTCGGAATGAATGCACGGTCTTTACCTTCTTTGCCAAGAAACAGCCTGGCATGGAAAAGGGCCGGATCATTCAGTTCACAAAGGACTGTATCCTAGAGAATACAGAGGCGCCTTACTCGCACCAGGGCCTTCCGTTTGTTCGGTTTACCGACATTGACTACCCTGGCGAGCTTTACGGCCACAGCTTCTTTGAAGTCATCAAAGGGTTGACGGGCACCTATAACAACCTGACGAACATGATTCTGCGGAATATCCTGCTCGTATCGCATCCGAAATGGATGGTCCCGGCTGGATCTACCGATATTCAGAAGTTAGGGAATGACATTACGATTGTGCAGTATAAGGGGCCACAGCCGCCTGCTCTTGCCGTGGCTCAAAGTGTCCCTGCTGATGTGTTCAAGTTCCGGGCTGACCTTAAAGAGGAGTTCCAACAAATCTCCGGGGTCTTTGGCGTGTCTCGAGGTGAGCCGCCTCCCGGTATTAAAGCAGGGGTTGCGCTTCAGTTCCTCTCTGAGCAGGAGTCTGAGCGGTATAACGAGCTTGTGTTGAAGTGGAACGAGTGTATTCGTCAGATAGCTGAGATGACTCTCTCGGTCGCGCACGACTATTACGACGAGTCAGACAAGCGCCTGGTGCGGGTATTAGGTAAGAATAACGAATACATGACGGAGTTCTTTAAGGCTGCCGACCTTAACTCTGACTATGACATTCGGATTCAGAACTCTTCCGCTCTGCCTAAGTCGGTCGCAGCACGGACGCAGACTCTTCTCGATCTTTCAGAACGTTTCCCTGACAAGTTCACCGGCGAGCAAGTTATTGATATGCTTGATCTTGCACAGTCTGATAAGTTTGTAGATGCAGCGACTGTTGCGGTTAGATCCGCTGAAGCTGAGACTGAAAAGTTACTTGAGGCGACTCCTGACGAAGCGGAGGCTATGGCCCCTGAGGAGTTTGAGAATCACCTTGTGCACTGGAAGGTCCACACTCGTCAGATTCAAGAGTTTAGCTTCAAGTATAAGACTGAGCCAGAAAAGCAGCGTAACCTCGTGGATCATGTGTTTACGCACGAAATGTTCATGCTCGAGCAGGCAAAGGTGAACCCTAAATTTGCTCAGATGCTAATGCAGCTCGAAATGTTCCCGATGTTCTACCGGGTAAAGGCTGCCGATCTGATTATGCCTACGCCAGCTCCTGCTGGACCTGAGCAAGTCCCTATGGGCATGATGCAAGAACCCATGCCGCCAGCAAGTCCTTTGCAGGCAACCCAACTTCCATCTAATCCGGCAAAATCACCCATCCCCGAGGCAGAGGCTATGCCGGAAGCCCCTCCTCTCGAAACTCAGCTAATGGGCCAGTTAGGGCCTGTTGAGCCAACTCGAGGACTGTAACGAATGAGTGAAATGCAAAGCACGGCCAATGTCTCCCAACCCATTGAAGCTGGAGGAGGCGAGAGCCCTGTGAGCTGGGAGCAGCTCGAGAGTGTCAGTAACTTCAAGACCGAAGTAGCCAAGAACGAAGCCAAAGAGGATCTGAAGGCTGAGAAGTCGGCTGAGAAGGAACTAGGGGCCAAGGCAAAGGAAAAGGCAGAGGATTCCGATTCCGACGCTGATGGGAAGACTAAAGCCGCTAAGGTAAAGGAAAAGGGCAAGGAAGACGTTAAGGCCGATGCCCAGAGCAAGCGACTCAAGATCCAACATGGGGAAGAAGCCTTTGACCTTCCTCTGGACGCTAAGTTTCCAGTTAAGATTGATGGAAAAGTTGAGCAAGTTAGTCTGTCTGAGCTTCAGGCGCGGTATTCCCAGCAGAAGCACTTAGATAAGATTTACACGGACTATAAAAAAGAAAAAGCTGCGTTCGAGCAAGAACGTGGCAAAATGAAGTCAATGGTGGATCAGGTTCATGACCTTCTTGTGAATAAGAAGGACTTGCGCGGATTCATCGAGACTGTTGCCGAACCCTTGGGACTCGATCCCTCGCAGGTCTATCAGGACACTGTGAGTCAGCTTGAGGCTAAACTTGAGGAGGCGCAGTTACTGTCCCCTGAGGAACGTAAAGCAAAGGCTCTTGAAGAAGAGCTGTCCTATTATCGCAGGAAGCAGCAAGACGCACGACAAGCTGAAGCCTCGGCCAAATCCATGAAAGAATTGGAAGCCTCGGTTGAGACTGTCATGCAGAAGGCTGGAATGGATAAGGCAGCTTTTGTTAAGAGTTACGATGAGCTGGTGCAGCTTGGATTCAAACCCGAGGACCTTTCCGCTGATCAAGTCGGTTCATATTACCGGAATATGCAAACGATTGCACGGATCGAGACTCGTCTTGGTGAGAAGAACCCGGAGCTTGCTCAAGACCAGAAGCTTGTTGAAAAGTTGGCAACACTCGCAATCCAAACTCAGGCAAGTCCCGAGGAGATTGATGCAGTGATTGAGCAGCTCTACACGAGCGAGGCTGAGCAGAAACTGGCGAAAAAGATCAGCAAGTCGATCCGCAAGGCATCGGCTGAAACCCCCGTCAAAAACCCAAGCAAAGACTTGATGTTCTTTGACGATCTCTAAAAGGAACTAAACAATGGCTCAGTTTAATCTGACGACCGCTACCAATCTCTTCAAGATTAAGTACGGCAAGCTTTCTGAAAATACCTATAACTCTGCAAACGTCCTCCTGGCCCGTGCCAAGAAGTCTTTCGACTTCACTGGTAAGCGCATGGACATTGCGGTTCCGACCTCGTTCGCAGGCGGCGTGGGCTCTGGCTCGCTCCCAACCCCGAACTATGCAGCAATCCAAGACGCGCAGATCACGGCTAAGAAAATGTATTCCGTGATCCAGATTGACCGCGAGTCGATCAAAGCTGCGTCTAACAACGAAGGCGCTTTCGTGGAACTCACCAAGTTCACCGTCCAAAAGGGCGTTGAGTCCTATATGCGTAACATGAGCCGAGCTCTGTTCAACGATGGCTCTGGCGCTCTTGGAACGATCCAAGCGGTTGCCGCAGTTCTAGACCCAATCAGCGGTCTTCCGATTGCAGGATTACACGATGTCACTATCTCTGCAGCAACCTGGAAAGAAGCAAACTTCGAGGAAAAAGATTACGTCAATCTTTCTAGCGGATTGTCGTCAGTTTTTGAAGTTACTCAAGTCACTCCAGCAACCAGAGTTGTTCGGCTTAGCCTTATTTCTGGAGCGCATACTCCGATTGCTACCGATGTTATCTATATGCAAAACTCCAAAGATAACGACCCAAGTGGTCTTAAGGGCGTGCTCGATGCAACCTCTGGCTCTCAGTACGGCGTGTCGGTTGGCCGTCGCTGGCAGGCAACGCAGGTTGCAGCAGGCGGAGCTGGTCTGACCCCAGACATCATGAACCAAACGATGCTTGAGATCCAACGTAAGTGCGGGAAGGTGCCAAACCTCATCCTCACCTCGTTCACTCAGTACCGTAAGCTCTTGAACGTGCTCGAAGACCAAAAGCAATACATCATCGAGCCCCGTTCTCCTGAGCTGCAAGGCAAGGTGTCCTTCCGTGGCGTGGAGTTTATGTCCTCGGCAGGTCCTGTGGGCGTGTTCCCAGAGCGGTTCATGGAAGAAGACCGCATGTACATGCTCAATGACAACTTCCTTGAGATCAAACATCGCCCAGACTTCGGCTGGTTCGATGATGACGGCTCTGTCTTCCTTCGTACGGCTTCTCAGGACGCCTACGAAGCACGTTACGGCGGATACCTTGAGGCGTACATCGTCCCAAGCTTCCACGGCGTGATCTCTGGCCTCGCTGTCTAATAACCCGGTCGGGTGGGGGCTTCGGCCCTCACCCTGCTGTTCCACGGAGAACAAACCATGTTGAGAGAAATCAAGTCCCCACAACGCCTTCCTCGCCAGCTCCATTTCAAAGTAGATGGAACGGGCGGAAGTGCTTCCCTGCTGATCGGATCTAAAGACGCATCGGTTGCTAGAACGGCTCAAGGCCGCTTTAGCATTACGCTTGCTAAGCCTTTTGCCCGTGAAGCGATTGCTACTGGCAGCGTGATTTATGGCGCTGCTGGCCTTGTCCTTTCGATTGAATCCTCTTCGGCTTCGGTCGTCGCTGTTCGCATTTATGATGCGGCTGGTGTCGATCAGGACGCAGATTTTCATTTGATCGTACAAGGCTTTGACGCCGCAGACGAATACTAAGAGAGTATGGGCGCGGGGTAGCTCAGCGGTAGAGCGGGTTGGAGCAAGGACGCTTCCCAGCCAGTCATCGGTTCGACTCCGATCTCCGCGCCTAACTAGGGAGAATCATGGCAAGTGTAAATAAAGTTGTGGCGTTTTCTGGCGGCATATCAGGCGCAAGCGGGCAGACTGAAGCGTTTAGCCTTGAGATGTACGTAACTGACCTTATTCCAACGGTTGAAGTCAGTGCTCTAGGAGCAGGAACTAGCCTGAGCGTTAACTTTCAACACTCGCCCAACAAGACAAACTGGAAGACGGCGGCAACTCTTGAAACCGTGAGCGGCGGAGCTGGCCTTGCTGCTATCGGAATTATGTTAAAAGAGATTGCTAACACCGCGCCGGTTTACGGCAACGTCAGGTTTTCTTGGACGTTGACTGGCGGAACAACCACGGCAACGGTAGTGTTTAGCGTATTCCACGATAAGCGCCGATGAGTAGAATTGACCTTTACCCGCAATCAAACTCTGGGCCGAATGAGGCGCAAATTGCAACCGGCACCGCCATTGGCGACAAGGTTGCACTTGACGCTAACATTGTTGGCGGAACGATCATTGTGGGTACGGCTGCCGTTCCGTCTGATTATGACGAAGCGCAGGTTAGCTATGCGTCAGCCACACAAGAGATATATATTTACCGAAAGAACAGTGCCATCGTTCGGACGGTTACCATTAACTATACCGACTCCACCAAGAACTTCATAAGCGACTGGAGCATTCTATAATGTGGAAGCTGGTCTATGAACCTCTTGCTGGCAACTTTGAGTTAAGAAAGGTTGAACCGGCTGGAGGCAGTGGTGGGGCTGGCGGAACCGTAACATCTGGGACGTTGCAGTTTCCAGGTGGGGTAAACTTTGAGCTAATAAACGGACTAGCAACCATAGGTGCAGCGGAAATTACTTTGGCTGCTGGCAGCACTATTTTACTCTTACCACTATAATTTATGGCGCGAATAAGACTAGCCACCATTGCCTCGGACGACACCCCACCGCTGGGACAGGTGTCTGTCTATTCCAAGACAAACAAAAAGCTATATCTCAAAGACGACACTGGCGCGGAATACGAGCTTTTAACTTCAGGTTCACCTGTCGGATCTAGTTACCTTGTTGATTATTTCGAGCTGGACTCAGCTCAAGAAGCCGCCAAAGAATTGACGCTTTCAGATACCCCCACCGAACCGACTAGAACAATTGTGGACGTAATGAATGGCGGTGGCGCGTTGCGCTACGGACTGGACTTCACCGTTACAGGCGACGTTTTGAGTTGGTCAGGTGGAAGATTTGACGGCATCCTTGCTAGCGGCGACGAGTTACGGGTAGTATTTTATTAAACAACCACTATTTAATGGAGTAAATATGGGAAAAGTCATGGTTCCGCTTCCGCCTGTTAAACCAATTATTGAGCCCTCTGTTCCAGTAATTCCTGAAATTTAAACGGAAAAAGGAGTTTTCCATGGCAATTAGAAAAAAGTTTATTGGGGCCGATCAGGTTGACGGATCTAAGATTAGTTTATTAAATAACCAGTCTTTAGTTGGACAAAACGCCTCTGGCGTTGAGCTTCCGATCCTTAAGATTGATGCTGATGGCAAGCTGCAATTTGAGCAGATGCCGAACGTGTCGGCAAACCCTACTGAAGCAAGCCAGCTTGCCCACAAAGGATATGTTGATGCTGCGATTGCTGGCGCAACAATCTCCATTGCTCAATCCAAGTATGTAACGGCTACTGGCAATGACTCTACTGGGGACGGTTCGCTTGCAAAGCCTTTTGCAACCGTATCGGCTGCGTTGGCAAGCATTACCGATGCAAGCCCAAGCAAGCGATACGCTATTCACGTTGCGCCGGGTAACTACACTGAAGGCTCTGGGCTTGCGCTCAAGGCCAACGTGTTTGTTATCGGTGCAGACGCTCGCCTAGTTCGCATCACTGGCGCAGTATCATTAGCTTCTGACTTTTCTGGCTCGGGAGATCATCGCTCTGGCTTCGCTAAAGTCACGATTTTAAGCGCTGTCAATCTAAACTGGGCAACCGTAACCTCGGCTGCCGGTAAAATCTATTGCCGCGAAACTTTGTTCAACACGACCGTTGCGTTGAACGGCCACAATAACGCGACTGCACAAGCTCAGTTCGAGCAGTGTCAGTTTTTTGGCGCAATGACGGTAAGCGGGATTAATGTTGGTGCATACGTCGATAACGTCCACTTTTCGACGGTTACGCTGAACCAACATCCTAACGGCGGGATGGCTACTATCCTTGTCGCCACTGGCTGCCGCTTTGGCGGTGCCGTTGTTGCCAATGCTACGGTTAATGATTTTAACCGTCGTTGTTCTCTATTTCTGCACTCCTGCTTTGTTGATGCGCTAACTGTCAATGGCGCATCGGCTTACGCTGATTTGAGCAACGACTCGGTGCCGCGACTTCAAGCATCAGCGACCAACGGTGGAAACCTAGTTTATCTTTCGCCAGTTTCTCCCGCTGGTATTCAACCAGATGCTGGGAATAGTCGATATATTGGGGACTTTGGCAAGCAATGGTTCTTTAACTTTGCCTATGTTCACGCATCGACTGGAACTGATCTTTACCTGACTTCTACTGCTGCGAGTTTTGGACCAGATAGCGCAGGCCGTTCGGTTTATATTCAGCCAGACGGTTATGGCCTAAATGCCAACGTAAACGGTGGTGATGTTGTTTTTGAAACCGCTGCGGTTTCTGGAACTGGAGTTCGCGGTAAGGTTGAAGTCAAAGCTCGCCAGCTTGACATGAACTCGGTCAAGATCGTTGAGCTTGCCGCCGGTACGGATGAAACCGACGCTGTTAATAAAGGCCAACTTGATGCGGTTCAAGATCAAGTCGATACCTTAAATGGCGACTCATCCGTAGTTGGATCGGTCGATAAAAAGGTGGCCGATGCGATTGCAGCCGTAGTGGATGCGGCTCCAGAAGCGTTTGATACGCTGAAGGAGATTGCTGACTGGATTGCTGCTGACGAAACCGGAACTGCCGCTCTTGTAAGCCGCGTTGATACCGCTGAAAGCGGTATTGATGCGCTTGAGGGACGCATGGACACGGCTGAGAGCGATATTGATGCGCTTCAGACTGCTGTTGCAACTCTTGAGTCGTCTGTTGAGTCTCACGAGCGTATCGCTCTTACGGCAGGCAATATTTCCAACGGATATATCGACTTGGCCGCAGCTCCGAAAGCAGGCAGCACTCCTAAGTTGCTTGTGTACCCGGATCGACTCTGGCTTGCGCCGATCGATGACTTCACTCTCGCAGGCGCTCGCATCACTTGGAACGTGGCAAGCGTTGGTCCTGGTGGTGAAGAAGCCTTGGTTGAAGGCGACATCGTTCATGTTTGGTACGTTGTCTAATTAAAAATAGGGCCGGTAAGCTTATAGTTTACCGGCCCGTTCTTTTAGTTTAGTTTTAATAAGGCTGTATAAGTTTAATAACACTAAGATCCGCCAAAAGGACGGGGAGGATTATGTCGGCAATTCGTGGTTATCCATCACAACAAAAACTTGAACGAACTAACATTCAATTTGTAACGGTTGAGCCCGTTCACAAAGAGCAGAATGGCGCTAGTGTCGTGGCGCATCAGTTTGTTTATTCCGTTGGAACAGATAGTACTGAGGCCGGAACCACTGCGGGCATGATTGTTGCTGCTGCTCATGCTGCGCTTGAAGGCGATGTTATTCGCCTTACCTCTGGCGCACAGTCTGGAAAAGAAATTAAAGTTGTTTCGGTTTCTGCCAATGAAATTAACCTGGCAGAAGACCTTCCGTCCGCTATTGCAAGCGGCGTCTCATTTGAGATTCTTAGGCATAAATATCCGAGTGTAGATGCAAACGGTAACGTCAACGTTAACGCTGTTATTGTGGAAGAGGCTTTATCTCCTGATGGCGGTGCTTTACCTGCACAGGTAAAAGTAGCAGGTGGATACGACGGGACTAACGTCCATGTCCTTAAAACCGATGCGGCTGGTGAGCTTCAGGTTGATGTACTGTCTAGTGCCTTACCCTCCGGCGCGGCTACCGAGGCCACTCTGGGCACGCTGGCTACCGAGGCAACGGTTTCTATTCTCGGAACCGAAGCAACGCTGCAAACTCTGGCTACTGAGGCCACTGTTGCGGCTTTGGCTACTGAGGCTACTGTTTCTACGCTTGGAACCGAGGCGACGCTTGCCGACATTAAAACGGCTGTTGAGCTTTTGGACAACGCTGTTAGCGGCAATGAGCTTCAGGTTGATGTGGTGACTTCGGCCCTTCCTGTGGGCGCTGCGACTGAAACCACGCTTCTTGCGGTTGAAGCTGATACCACGGCTCTTGCTGGTTGTGTTTCGGGCAGTGAGCTTCAGGTGGACGTGGTTACGTCTGCCTTACCAACGGGTGCAGCTACGGAAGCAACCCTCGCAGCTATTCAAACAGCAGTAGAGCTTATTGATGACTGCGTGGGTATTGACGGCACTGCGGCCCCTAGTAAGTCTTTCGTGATTGCAGGTATCACTTCCGCGAACGTACAGCAAACGGTTGAAGTAAACGCATCTGGTCATGTTCATGTTGCTGATGGCGGCGGAAGTTTGACGGTCGATGCGACTAGCTGGCCGCTTCCCACTGGAGCAGCTACTGAGGTCACGCTTTCTGCACTGAATGGTAAGGTAACGGCGTGCAATACTGGCGCTGTCACGATCTCTTCGTCCGCGCTTCCAGCGGGCGCTGCTACTGAAGCGACCTTGAGTGCATTGAACGGCAAGGTGACTGCCTGCGATACGGGTTCGGTTACTATCTCGACCGCCCTTCCAGCGGGCAACAATAACATCGGTGACGTGGACCTTGCGTCCGCCATCCCAGCCGGAACCAACACCATTGGCAAGGTGGACGTTAATACTCTATCAGTGATTGACCTCCTCGATGCCGAAATCTTGGACACGTCGAGCACTAACATTGCCGGAAGTGCCTCGCTTCCTACTCAAGTGGTCGTCTCGACCGCTGCGGCGACTAAAAAGCTTCAGCTCCTCGACACTACGGGTGCTTTCATTGGAGTTTATACTGGGGGGGCTGGGGTAGAAGTGCTTCAGCTCATTATGGGGCCGGGATCTGACCAAACCATTGAACATGCTATTCCAGCCGCTACTCGCGTGAGCCTGAAGCGTCTGGATTCAACGACTGCAATCTCATCTGGTATTGTGGCTATTAACTTCATCGGATGATGAACTAGGGGAACCTACTTAAATGCCATCGACAATCTTTGCTGGTCAAAAAGTCAAAACGCTAAAAAGCACGCTGAACTTAAACAGTGGGGCTGATATTATTAGCTCAACCACGGACCCAACTTCAGTAGCGGTTGATGCAAGTCCGGGCTCGCTGCTTCTCAATACGACGAGCAGTAAACTGTACCGTAAGAATGACTCTGGAAGCTCAACCAACTGGTCTGAAGTAGGATCTGGTGGAGCTGGCATTAACTACGTCACGAATCCGACCGCTGCGACTAACACGACGGGCTGGAGCACTTACGCTGACGCCGCTGGCACTGCGCCTGTTGACGGCACGGGTGGCAGCCCTACGGTTACTTGGACGCGCTCGACCTCTACTCCTCTTCGCGGCGCTGCTGACTTTAACCTCACGAAGGACGCAGCAAACCGTCAGGGCGAAGGTGTTTCCACTGACATGACGATTGACCTTGCCGATCAAGCCAAGGTTTTGACCGTCAGCTTTGACTACGAAGTCTTAAGCGGGACGTATTCGACTGGCGACGTTACGGTTTATTTGATCGCTGATCCATCGGGCACGCCTGTCGTGATTCAGCCCGCTGGCTATCAAGTGCAGTCTGGAACGGCTGGCACGAAGCTAAAGCAGATTGCTACCTTCCAGACGCAAGCAACGGGACAGACTTACCGCCTCTGCTTCCATGTCGCCTCGACAAGTGCATCAGCCTACTCGCTTGCGATTGATAACGTAGTGGTCGGCCCACAGACCGTGCAATACGGCGCTCCTGTGACGGATTGGGTGGACTTTACGCCTACCTTCCTAAACGCAACGACTCTAAATGCGACTGGAAAGACAGATCCTCAGGGGCGCTATCGTCGCGTTGGCGACTCAATTGAGGTTCAGGTTACCTTTCAAAACGGAAGCGGCGGGGCTGCTGCTGGGACCGGAGATATTGCTTTAAGAATACCGGCGGCACTGACTGTCGACACTGCGAAGCTAACGGCGACGGTCGGTGGCTATCGCGCCGATGGCTTTGGTACGTTTTCAACGGCTACTGCTCCGGGGCAAGGCGTAATTGTTTTAAACAGCTATTTGTACCTCTTAAAAGAGAGCGCAAACGATTATTACAAGATCGCAGACCTAAGCGCGTCCGCTCGCTGGTCTGTGAAAGCAACCGTTCCCATCCTCGGCTGGTCATCCACCGTTCAGATGTCTAACGACACGGACACGCGGGTTGTGGATTTCAGCGGGACCAAAACAGCCACTCAGGCTGTGACTTCTAGCGTTACTGACGTAACTTTTACGTCAGCAAAGGATTCTCATGGGTTTTGGGGTGGGAGTGCTTACACGGTCGGCGTGCCAGGTGATTACGTTGTATCTGCCGTACTTGGGGACAATGGAGCCAACTCTTGGGCTATTCAAGTCTTTAGAAATGGGTCTTTTGCCCGACTGCTCGGCGTTGCAATAGGCTCAAGCAACGTTCGAGGTAGCGGTACTGCCATTATACCTAACTGTGTTGCTGGCGATACCATCTCAATCAGAGTTACAAACAATACGACCCTTGCTGGTGAAGGACAACTTTCGATTTTCCGCCTCTCCGGCCCATCAGCTATCGCTGCGACGGAGAGTGTAACCGGTAAATATGAGAACACTGCTGCAACTCTGATTACTTCATCAGAAGCGACGATTCCTTACGCGACAAAAAAATACGATTCGCACGGGGCATTCAACGGTACAGTGTTTACCGCTCCGGTTTCTGGTGTTTATTCGTTTTCTTCAACCATATCTACGCAAAGTGTTTCAAACTCTACGAACCAAGTTTTAGCCGGTGGGTTTAAAGTAACCTCGGGGCCAGAAACACTATCTGGATCAACTCAGTATGCAATGATTGAGTTTGGCAACGGAGCGGCTCATGGCCAAGTAGTTAATTTCACTAAATCATTTAGGTTAAATGCTGGAGATACAGTGGAAGTGAGATGCCTGAACGCAAATAGTGTAAATCTTGCAATCGACGTTGGTGTTAACTTCTTCTCTTGGAGTCGAGTAGGTAACTAACCATGAAAAAAGTAATCGTTAAAAACTTGGAAGGTGTTCAGACGCACGGCGCACAGCTGGAAGATCCTACTGCGTGGATCGCTGAGTGCGTAGCAGCAGACGTTTGGGGGAAGGCAGAACGCCTCATCCCAGCAGACGAGCCACACGATTCAGCAGACGTACTCGAAGAAGTGGACGTAGAAGTCTCGCCTGAGATTGCTGCGGTAATGAATGACGCTGGTGAAATTGTGCAGGAAGCAATCCCGGCGGTTATTAAGAAGCACGTCAAACTACGCGCAGAATACACAGTCGAAATCGTAGACGTGACGGCGCAGCATGAGCTTGCGGAGTGCATTGCTAAGCGGAAGGCTGAGTACCCGTCGCCGGAAGACTTTATGAACGCCTACTTTGACGGGGGTCCAGCAGCCTTGGGCGTGCTGATGCAAAGCCGACTCGAAGTGAAGAGTAAATATCCGAAGCCGGGGGTCTAATGCCTTACGAGACACTAAATCTTGGGATTGAGCTGACTCTTCCCACAACAGGGACGAATAATTGGGGGACCACGCTTAAAAACACAACGTGGACCAAGATTAGTCAGCACAGGCACACGGGCGGGGGAGATGGCGGACAGCTCGTTACCAACTCCTACGCCGCTAACTCTGTTACTTCCGCGAAGCTTGCTAAGAACATTGCTCTGGGAGTGGCTGCAACGCTTACCCCTGCTGGAACAACTCAGACCGTAGACTTCGACCTTGGAAACATTCAGACGCTTGACCTTAGCTTGGCTACTGGCGACGTGACGCTTACGTTGTCTAATGCTCAGGCAGGCGGAGTTTATAAGCTCTGGGTGATCCAAGGCGCGGTCTTTCGGGATCTGCTCTTCCCTGGATCTGTCAAATGGCCACAGTCTCAAGCACCTATCCTGACACAGGACAATGGCGCGGTGGACCTAGTTGAACTTTATTACACTGGCTCTCAATTCCGGGGTCAGTGGGAAGTGGACTGGAGGTAATATGATAGATCCGTTGATTGGTGGAGCTTTAATCGGTGTGGGTGGAAGCCTGCTAAGTGGGCTCGCTAGTGCGCTCGGGGCTGGAAAACGTGCGCGCTACCAGGCTGAGCAAAGTGCTATTATGGAACAGGGTAAAGCTCAGCAGGAAGAGCTTGCCGAGCAGCAGGGCAAGGAGTCGTCTGCACTCTCGAGCCTTATTCAAGCTTACCGCGAAAGTCTGATGGGTTGATTATGAATCCTTTTGATCCAATGAGTTCGCGCCGTAAGGGAATGACAAGTTACGGGGATAAGTCTCAAGAAGAAGGAATTACCCCCAATCTTCTTTCTGAGCTTGTTGAGAAAAGTCGCAAGGCTGAGTTTCCAATGAGTGAAGGACTTAAAGAGCCAACTTTTGGAAGTCAGTTCGCAGCTAAGCCTGTATCCATGACTGAACAAGCCCCACGGCAGTATTCTTTGGGGGCTAATACAGATTTTTTAAAGAAACAGTCTGATGGCCTTAGCCCTGAAGAAACGGCAGAGCTAATCAAAGGCGGAGCTAAAGCTTTAGGCGCAGCTATGGAACAACAAGCTGCCCAAAAAGAGCTTGAGTCAAAAGTAGGCCAAGAGTCTGCGCTTCAGCATGGCAAATCTCGCCGTGAAAATATGTCTAGGGCAGGGCGCGCTACTCATCGAGGACTTGCGGAGCTTATGGCTTCGTTCAGGGGTGCAACCTCGTGAAGAGTAAAAAGCCCTTTATTGGATACAATCCTAAGAAGCACGCTCGGACTGGAGGCTTAAGCGCCAAGGGTCGGGCCAAGATGAACCGTGAGACAGGATCTAAGCTTCAGGCACCTGTAACCGAAAAAGATCCTTCCGGCGCTCGAGCAGCACGCCGTAGGAGTTTTTGCGCTAGAATGTCAGGAGTCTCAGGCCCTACGAGCAAAGAAGGCAAGTTAACCCCAAAGGGCGCTGCCCTTAAACGCTGGAGATGCAGCAAATGATGGAAAAAATGGAACACAAGCCAATGTCAGAAAAGGACATGGCAGAGGCTAAGATGTTGGTGAGCAAACTTCAGTCTATCGCTGATAAATCGGGCAGCTCGGTTGAGCACTTGGTTGAAATGGCGACCGACCAAGAAGGTATGGAGTCTGAAGAAGAGGGCGTGGAAGAAGACGGAGAGGAAAGCGCAGGCCCAGACAAGGGCAAGGTTGCGTTGATTATCGCTAAGATGAAGGGCCAGAAGGCCGCAGAATCTGAGGAATAAATGCGTAGGGTTGATCTTCTCATTACGGCAAGCCGACGAGCGACGGAAAACCAGGAGTTTACCGCGACCGCTGGCATTCAGGATGTTGAGTTTCTTCAGTACCTGAATGACGGCCAGGAGGAGATCCATTCTATCCTTCAGAGCACGTTCCCTAGCATCCTGACTGCCTATAAAGTGCAGACTGCGGTGCAAAGCCAGGAAGCATACAGTGTTCCTCGAGATCTGTATCTTGGCACTCGGATTGACCAGATTGAGTATAGCTGCTCAGGCGTCGACACGGATTACTACATCCTAAAGAAGGGCCAGATTAAAGAGCGACTTAACACTCAGGCTGGAAACCCTGCATTCTATATCCGCAGAGGCAGCGAGATCCTGGTTCAGCCAAGACCACAGCAGGCTGGCCTAATACGCTGGAGCTATCAAAAGGCTATCCCAAAGTTTGATGTACGTCGTGGCACGGTTCTTGCGGTTACGCTGTCTGGGAGTTCAATCACGGCTCTGACGATTGATACGGTCCCAGATGACGCTGACGCGATTGTTGAGCAGGGTTTTATGTCGGTGGTGGACCGGAATGGCGCTATTCAAATGCGCTCTATTCCCGTGACGGCTATTGATTCGGTTACGGGCATCGTAACGGTTGAGCCTGGCTTTACGTTTCAAGCGGGCGAGACGATTGCTCTTGGGAACTATGCGTGCGCTGGTGACTTTGCCTCGACTAACTCAGAGCTTCCTGAAGTCTGTGAAAAGTACCTGCTCGAGTATTGTAACCTGCGGATTCTGATGCGCGACTCTCAAACTGACTCGGCTCAGATTAGTCAGATCCTGTCTAAAGTGCAGGAAACTCTTAGACTTGCGTTTGCTGAACCGGACGGAGATCCTGATCGCATCCCACTGCTCGATGTTCAATTTCTTGGTGTTGAGGACTACTATCCATAACTATGCCTAGCCCAAATAAGTTTATCAAAAGATACAAGAACTTCTTTGGGTTTGACCTCAAGTCCTCGGACCTTAACTACCCTGAGAAGTACGCAACAGACATTTCCAACCTGGATATTAACCCGGTCGGAAGTTTGGTTAAGCGGAAAGGGACTGCGCCTCATGCAGAGGATGGCGGTCCTCTTGGGACGTTTGTCTATAATCGGATCGACGAGAACGGAAACGAGGTCCCTGAGCTTCTATCGGTATCGTCAGGGCTTAAGCGGTGGTCAGAGACAAATATTGCCATTACTTATTCTGGCGCTGAGCCGTCAGCGGTCGTTTCGATTTTTTTTGACCAGACTACAAATCAATACCGAGCAGTTTTGACCGCAGGTGTAAACATTGACTTAGACCAGGGCTTGGGACTTGGGGTTGACGAGCCTACGCCCTATACCTGTCAGCAGCTTCGGAATGCCATTGATGCGCTTCCAGATTGGGCTGCAACGATCACGGGCTTAACCACGATCCCTGCGGCCTATATTAAGAACGCAATCACCCAGGACGCTTTAAACGGCTTTACGCTTAGAGCTGGCTATTGGGAGGCTGTGACTGAGGCTAAGGCTAACCCTTTTGCTGGTGGCATGGCGGTTGTGAACGATGCGGACGCTGAGCCCGCTTCGGCTGCCCAAGTCCAGAATGTGTTGTATATTGCAACAGGTAAGGACGAGATCCAGAAGTACGACGGGACGCAAGTCTATCGTGCTGGAATGCCTACCTGCGGGGCTGTTACCGCTGCTGACGTTTTAGACGCTGCTGGCTTCGTCGGACGGAACTACGTTTACAAGGCCCGCTACATTCAGGTGGATTCGGTTGGAAACTATACCGAAGGCAATCTTTCAACTAGCCCGACGCCTATCAGCACTCAGCACAGAGCCCTTATCAAGGGCGCTCAGACCACGGTTAACACGATTAACGTAGAGCCTGGCACGGATATTGCGAACGGTGACACGGTTGAGTTTTATGATTCAGTCAGTGCGTCTATTGTTACCCGAACGGTTACAGGCGTTTCCTCAAGCCCTTTGTCGATTACGGTCGGCGGAGCTGCGGTTACGGTTGCTGATGCCGATGAGATCCTGTCGACTAATCCACGCCGGATAGACGTAACCCTTACAAACTTGGCGCAGGGCCAAGGCTTTCGTACGGGCTGCGGGATTTCTACAGGCCTTCAGACTGCGGTTAATACCATTAACCTAAACGACGGGGGCGCCGGGCTGCACACGCTTCAAGTGGGCGATACCGCCTACTTCTATGACGACACAGTAGGGATAAAGACTTATGTGCAACGAGAAATTACTGCGAAGGCGTCTGGTTCTATTACAGTGGCTGGTAGCCCTGTTACAATTTTGGCAGGTGCTGTCGTTTCTGCAAATCTGAGAATTGGCATCTATCGGAACGAAACCTCGGCTACGAGCCCGACTTTGTGGCTCGAGGTAGCTCAGATCCCAAACAACAGCTTTGCAGCTACTCAGGTTTATCAGGACAAAACGGCTGATGCGTCTCTGGGGGTGGACCTTCTGATCCCTTTAGTAGATCGCTCGCCTCCCCCGAAGGCCCGATACCTGACGGTCTTTCAGAATCTGCTCATCGCCGGCTGTTTGGATGGACAACCTAACATTGTCGCTTGGTCTGACATTGAAGGCGCAGAATACTTCCCGACGCCAGACAATCAACAACTTGTCAGAAACCTAGATGGCGACCGAATCACAGCGGTTAGTCCGTCAAACGAAGTTTTGATCGTATTCCAAAAGGAAGCCATTCACGCAATCTCTGGCGATTTGGCGGACGGCAATCTACGGTTTGACCAGATTACCAATGACATTGGCTGCGTCGCGCACCAAAGCGTCCGAGACATTCGAGGCGTTATTTTCTTTCTATCGGCGATTGGGCCCAGGAAAATGTCAGGGGCCGCAATTCCTAGCTCGCTTGGTACGTTTGACGAAGTACCGCTTGTGAGCCGGATCGACCCTTTGTTTCGACAATCTCCCACGACAGCGGACGAGCAGCTTTTTAGGCTGCAAAAATCATGGGCGTTTCATGATCGCAAAGAGCAAAAGTACCTGCTTTTCTTGCCGAAAGAGACTGAAGTGGCAGGAGTTCGTTACTGTAACGCCGGTAGTGTTTTGCTTGTTTATGACTACGCACGAGACGCTTGGCTTAAGTGGGAAGCCATTAACGCTGGCGCTGGGATTGTGCGCTACGGCGATGATGTTCTTTTTACAGAGCGCGGAGTCGATGAAAATGGAGCTTTGAGAACGATCTCATGGCGTCGACAAGACACTGACACTTTCTACGATTACAACGATCATACAAGCCCCATCACGGCCTACTATAAGAGCCCGTGGGATTTTCTTGGATCGGCGTCAGTATTTAAAAATTACTTGGTATTACGAGTATTTACGACCGATATTACTCCGAACAATTTCACACTGGATTGTCAAACCGAGCTTAATTTTGTGCCGGATAATCCCATCTCTGAGTTTACTCTGTCGGTCGGATCAGACGGTTACGGTGTTACGCCTTATGGGAGCTTCTACGGCGACCCTCAAGACTCATCTGTTAAGCATAAGTTAAGCAACGGGCGTGCTAAGTCGATTCGGGTTATCCTGGCAAACGACCAGCCTCAGACTGACATTGTTGTGACTGGCTATGAGCTCGAGGTGGTGACTCCGTATCAGCCTGCAATGAAGGTCTAATCTATGAAGATCCAGCGGCCTAAGAAGTTTAGGGTGGGGGCAACTCCTCAGGAGATTATCCAGTATCTCGAGGTATTCCTGGCAAATACCCTGACAGACATTACCACGGCCATGCAGCGGCTAACCTTCAAGGATAACTTCAAATCCTATACAGCTCGGGTTACGATTGAGGCAGGCCAAGAGCTACCGATCCAGCACAACCTCGGAGTGATCCCCACCGGGAAGCTGATCCTTAAGAGCACTGGCTATCAGGTGAGAGATGGGGATTCAGCTTGGACTTCAGAGTACGTCTACCTGAAGAATGAAGGCTCGAGCCCTGTAACGCTAACACTTGTTATTTTGAGGTAATTTTATGGCAATGACCCCGCAACAGCAGGCTGAATATAATGCTCTGATGGGCAAGAAACAGAGGCACGAGGCAAGTATTGCCTCGCTTCAAAACTCGGCCACTGAACAAGAAAAAGCAGGAAATAAAGCTGGCGCCCAAATGACGCGCCAACAAATTGCGGCGTTGCAATCGCAAGGCCCTGGCTATGCTGAGTTTGAAACGCAACGAATCGCTGCGCTCGAGCGCGGAGATCAGTCGAATAAAAGCGCCCTTGCTGCCGCCATGCAAGGAGTCCCAGAACTCCCTAAACTTGACTTCTCTCAGCTTCTACGTCGTCGTCAGGTCGGAAGCCCTGAGTATGCTGCTCAGCGCGCCCAAATGGCTATTCCAGAAAACCGTGCAGCGCAGATGGCTCAACGCCAACTTGCAGCGCAACAGGCAAAGTCTGGGGTGCGTGGGGGTGCCGCTGCTGCTCAAGGGCAGCGACTAGCTGAACAGTCTGCGCTTCAGCGGGCTGGGGCTGAACAAGCTCTGTTTGCTAAGAATATTGGCGAGCGCGAGAAGATTGAGAAGCAACAACAGTTTGGTGGGCTATCAAGTGAACTGGCCCGTATGCAAATGGCGTCTGCCGAACTTGGACAGCAACGTGGCCTTCAGGCCGCTTCTGATACTGCTGCCGCTCAGCGGGCTGCTGCTGCCGGCGCAGGTGGGTGCTGCATGGTTGTCGCTGCAAGTACTGCGTTGCTTGGACTTGGAGAGGCGGAAGCCTCGGAGCTTGTTTTGTCATCTAAGACTCCTGGCGCAGTCCTCGAGTTTAAACATCCTCGAGCCTCTCAGTTTGTTCGTGAGCTAAACGGCACTCGTAAGATCCGCGACGAATGGTGCAACGTAATCGAGCGCCGTGGTTACTACTGCGTAGCTGAAGCTTTGAGTCCGTATGTGGTCAAGAGCCCGATGGTTGCCAAGGCGGTTTATACTACTTTTGTTCAGCCCGTAGTCGCCTGCGCTGAAGGGCGTGCTGGCTTCTTTACCAGGACCCTTGTGAAGAGCTGGATCAAAGTGTTCAACTTCTTTGGAAGCGAGAAGCCGTTTACCCGTAAGAATGGAGAGGTGGTCTAATGGCTAACGAAGGACCGTCAGCAGATTATCTTGCAAACCTTCCGCTCGCTCAGCTTGCTTCGAGTGAAGACAAAAAGATTAGAAGCGGAAAGACTCGAGTAGAAGAACCTAGTGGGCTAGTTACCTTAAAAGACTTGGTTGAAAAGTCTCGAAAAGACCTTGCTACTCGAGAGTCTGCTTTGAGTGGAGTGATGGGCGGTGCTTTAGAGCGTCCTGAGCGGGATTTAATGGCTGAAGCTTTGATCGCGTTCGCCCCAGCCCTGGTAGGCTATGGCCTAGGAAAAGCGGCTGGAGGAATCGGCGCTGGTGAAATGGGATTAGCTGCTGGAGCTAAAGCTGGAACCGAAGGCCTCGAGTCTTTGCAAAAACAGCGTGAAGAGATTCGCAAGCAAAAGGCTGAAAACCTTAAACTGCGCCCAGAGTATAAGGCTTATGAGTCTGAAGCAGAGCGCCTTAAGGGCTTGGAAAAATCTTATTACGAGGCGCTTGGATCGGGTAAAAAAGTTACTGAATCTGGAACGCAAGACGTTGTTACTGAACGGCAAAAAGAGGAGCAATATAAGGCTCTTAAGCCAGTCGTTCCTCCGTCTTTAAAGCTTCAACCTCACCACAAGAAAATAGTGGATCAGTTTTCAACGAGTTATGCAAATCAGACTGGAACGGCGATTGCCTTAGAGACGTTGCTTCAGCAAATCAGCGACCCAAACATCCCAAAAGACCTAGCAATTCAAGCCGGACTTGACTCGCTCAAGATTCTTAACAGCTCGGAAGGCAGAGATGCGGTTGGGGTTGAAGAAGCCAATCGCGTTGGTCGGTTCTTGCAGTTTAATGTCATGCCGAATCTAACTAGGCCAGGACCCGCCTTTGGAAGAAGCATGGAGTTATTCAAAGGCCAGGTTAAAAACGCTGGAGAACGAGCAAGAACTCGAGCGGCCAGAACACAAAAAGAAATTGAAAGCATTCTGTCAAAGTACGGTGAAGGAGCAAATCTGCCCGCACAAAGACAATCTGCGCCAGCGCCTAGTGCCCCACCTGAGTCGGCGGCGTCACCAGCGCCTAAAGCAGGCCGCTCATCTGCTGAGATCCGAAAAGACCTTGAACGGCTTCGAGAGAGGAAAAAGTAATGGCTGAGGCAAACACCACGGAACAGCAGGAAGCCGCTCTCCTCCAGGAACTTAAAGAAGCTGAGGAACGCGAAGCCTTAGAAAAAGAATTGGCAGAAGCCGAGGCTAGAGAATCGCAAGCCACACCAACGCCACGACCTCAAGGCGATTATGGTGCGCCAGAAATCGCTGCCGCTACGTTTCGTAAAGCAGCAACATCCGTTTTTCCCCCTTCTGAGTCTGTTTATTTTCAGCCACTCGAGGGCGCGGCATATATTGGGCAACTTTTGATGGACGGTCAATATGACACAGCAAAGAGCGTCATTGACCAATGGAAGCAGGGCGTAGCTCTTGGCTATGAGAAGCAAAAGAGGATTGAAAAAGAATATCCTACCCTGATGGGAACGACCGAAATGGTCGCCGCTGGTATTCCGCTCCCGATTGCCAAAGCCCCACAAGCTGCATCACTAGCTGAAAAAGCGGCTAGAACAGCTCTGACTGCAATTCCAAAAATTGGGACAGAGCTGGGAGCTGCCGTTACTCTTCCAAAAGCTTTGCTTGAGACTAGCAAGGCAGGAGCTAAAGCGGGCGCACTAATGTCCGTTGGTGAGGAAACTGGCCGTGCTACTGCTGAAGCAGCAGGAGTGAAGGGAGCTCAAGGAACACCTGAGCAGGTAGCTTTGAGAGTAGGAATGGGAACCGCTTTCCCAGCCGTGGCTGCACCTGCGCTTGGCGCTGGCGTTGCTGGTGTGATGGCTGCAAAGTCTAAGCTTGGTGAAATCGGGATGAGCCCTGGTGCTCAAAGGATTTACCAGACGCTTTTTGGAGTCCCACCAAAAACTCAAGCCGAGTATCTCGCCAATAAACAAGCCGTCGATGCTCTTCCAAGCGATAAAAATCTCGTAAACGGATTGAAAGAAATTAAAGACTACTTAGAAAAAGGGTACTCTGGGTCAGAAGCAAGCCTTGAAGCTGCTAAGACAAAAATCAAAGAAGCTGAAAATGTACTGCAAACAGCTCGAAAGATGGCAAAAGAAAATGAAGCCATCAAGCTGTCGCGTGCAGAGGCTGAACTTGGTATTTTGAAAGAGCGTGTACAAAAGAAAATAAATGACCTTGAAAGAAAAGGTGGCCAACTTGAGAAAGAAAAAGAGGGACTCAAGGAAGAGGTTTTAGCTCCGGCGGAACGAAAAGCTAAGTTTACTAAAGAAGAGTTTGAACTCTCAAAAGCTCGTGCGGTTGGAGGGGCCAGAACAGAGGCTAAAATTGCTGAAAGGGCGTTAACCGAGCAAACCAAAGCGTTTAGTGCTGGGAAATATATCGACGAAATCAGTAATGCGGTTGGCGAGGTTAAAGCGAGATCAGGAGAGCTTTCTCAAGAGGCGATTAACGCCCTCCCAGACGATGTATTTGTTGATAAAAAAGTATTGTTAGATGCGATTCAGGCAGAAATCGCAAAAGCAAGTGCTGGCGGAGGAATTGCGACGGGTGCCGCATCAAACATTAGGATGCTTCAAAACATCTACAAGCGTGCTCTTGCAATGCCAGAAGAGCGAATGCTTGCAGCCAAGCTAAAGGCTATAACTCAAGACTTTAGCAAGGATTTAGCTCCTACTTTAAAAACAAAGTATATGGAGCAGGGCCAGGCATCTATTGATGGCATCCGGTTCAGATTAGCCGATTACCTGCGAAAAGAGTTCCCAGAATACGCAGAAAAAATGCCTCCCGTTGCTGAGGCGACTAGGTTTGTTCGAGAGATTGCAGAACGAGAACTAAACACTCCAAGCAAAATCAAATCCGTTATTCAACAAGCCGCAACTGATCCTAGGGCGCAACAAATCCTTGATGACTTGGAGCGCTTAAGCGGACGCCCAATCAAACAGATTTTATCCGAGTTCAGAGTGGCTCAAGAGGCTGCTAAAGGATCGAATCTTGAAATCGCAAAAAGCCGACTTCCAGAGGTAATCCGTCTAAATCAACTACTTGATGACCTCAAAAATACAAATGATCCTAAGGCGCGAGCGCGCATTCAGGCTCAGATCCCCTATGCTGAAGAGGCTGCTCAGGCTAAAGCCGATCTTTTAACCGCTAGTGACCCAGCAACTTTGAGAGAGCTTGAAAGTCAATTGCCGGCAATGAAATCCATTCGAGAGATGGAGGGCATGATCGACCTTATACAGTCAAAAGACTTTAACGCTGCGGTCATGAGAAATCTTGGGATTGTCCCCGAAAGCGACTTGGAAGCAATAATTGCGCTTAGAAACCAAATCGCAAACCTTTCTCATCCAGAATCTATCCGCTTCAGAGTTCAACAAAGCACTCTTGAACATACTGCTGATCTTGGGGCTGCTGTTAAAGCTGGCATTGAAGCCGAGCAAAAGTTTAATCGCTGGAAGGACGCCTACGATCCCTTTAAGGGCAAAGAATCTGGTGAAAATATTGTTTTAAAGATTATTCGCAACCCAGACGGGCCTATCTCTGATCCGGTTATCAGAATGGCCAGGGCTTTAGCGCAGCTAGAAGACAAACAAATTGCCGAGTTTTTTAAGGCGTTTGGCTTTGGAGATCCAAAACAGGCGGAGCGGTTATTTAAAAATCTTAAGCTGCAGGCCGCACTCGAAACGAGTCGCGCTCGAGGCTCTCGGGCTGTTCAGCTCTACAGCAGAGTGATGAGCGCGGTAGTTAATGCAATCAAGCTGTCAGACCCTGCAGCTAGTGCGTCGGCTCGAGGCCTTGGAGAGTTTATGAAGGGCTTTGGAACCTTGATGGGCGCTTACATGGATTATGGAAGCGGGCGCGTTTTAAAATCCATTCTGAGTCGCGTATCAGAAATGAACGGGATCTATAGCTATGAGAAACTGATGCGGGCGCTTCCCGACTCAAATCTTTTTTCGATTCAAATCGCTGAACAAGTGGCTCAACTGGCCGACCAGGTGAGGCAGCAAAAGGTGACGGAGATTTCTCAAGCAAGTATCGAATCGGTGAATCGAGACATTATGGCAAGTTCATTGCCTTCGATTAAAAAGGCTCGGGCTTCCATGCAGGTGAAAAGTGGGTTTATCGAGGGTCCTCTCCTTGCGGATCTCCTCGAGGCTGGGATGCCGAAGGCCAGTGAACCATTAGCTGCCAGAATGGTGAGGTTTACACAGTGACGCCGTGGATTCAAAAACTTCCGTGGGACGTGATCGACAGCGTAGCAGATGAGCAGAACATCCCTGCGTCTATCCTGGCCGCTATTGTCCAAACAGAATCGTCAGGTAATCGTTTTGCAGTTCGCTTTGAGCCTCACTACAAATATCTTTTCCAGCCAAAAGAACACGCTCAAGACAACCGAATCACTGAAGCCACAGAGACGGTCATGCAAATGACTAGCTGGGGCCTAACGCAGGTGATGGGTGCTGTCGCTCGAGAGCTTGGACTTAAGGGCCCGATCTTTCAAATGCTCGAGCCTAAGGTAAATCTTACCTACTGCGCTTTACTACTGAAACGCTTAGCAAAGAAATACAGTCAAAAGGATGACTTGTTGGCTGCCTATAACGCTGGAAGTCCGATCAAGGGATTGGACGGCAAGTATAAAAACCAGCAATATGTAGACAAGGTGAACGGCTACCTTGCAGATTTAAAGGCCGCATCAAAGGGGTGATAGCTATGGAAGGCTTAATGCACGTTCTTCAAATGGTTATTGAGAAAGGCCCTGCGGTCTTATCCGCGATTATCGGGCTTTTAAGCGCCGTAATAAGCATTTGTCTGCTCATTCCTGGCGAACAACCTGAGAAAGCTTTGAAAGCGATTGTGGACTTCCTGAGCAAGTTTTCGAGAAAGCCACCGCTTGAATGAGCGCATTGCTGGGGATCTTTCAAATCCTGAAAGCGTTGCCTGCGATTGTGAAACTTATTTCAGAATTGTCTGGTTGGCTAAAAGCTACTTTCGGCGATGATCCGGCTAAGTTTATCCTAGACTCTGCTGAAGTCTTTGAAAGGGCCAAAAATGCAAAAACTCCTGAACAAAAACAAGCTGCTGCTGGTGACATTGCTCGCCTTATCCGTAGGCTCTAGCGCCTGCGGATCTGGACCTAAAGTCACGGTCTGTCTCGTAGATGTAAACTCTGGTGGCCTGCAATGCAGCGACCCAGACAACAATGTTGAGTTTATCCCGTTTGCTCGAGCCGATGGATACATCTCTCTTAGGCAAGCCGACTTTCAAAAAATGCTCAACTATATGGCGACCAGGTGCGTGAAATAATATGGCCGAACTAGACGACACCCTAGAAGCGCAGGAAGAAAGAATCCGTGCTCTTGCGGAACTAGCGAAGCAACAAATGGTGTTGCCGCCTAAGTCGTCAGATGCGTTTAAAGGTATCCCTGGAGAGGAAAGACTTCAGTTATTGATTGAAGGTTTGCGTGGGCAAACTGGGATTACTGGGAAACAAGTGCCGATTAAATGGCAAGATCCAGGAATGTCTCAATATGTTCCAGGGAGAAAAGCCGCTGGTGCTTACAAGCCATCTACTCGAGAGATAGTTATCGACCCATCGTTAGGATCAGCTCGAGCAGACGTGGCAGCTCATGAATTGCTTCACGCGAAAGAAGACATTCGAGGCGATAAACGCCAAACGCTAAAAGGACATTTTAAAGGACAAAAGAAGGATCAAACGCGCTATCAGCATTTAAGCGACGTGATTAAATCCTGGAAGAAGGAAACAGACTTTCCTTACGAGGAGAGACTTGAACAACTAACTGGCCTTCGAGACACCGAAGAAGCGGAAAAACTACTTTGGCCGAAGGTTAAAAAATGAAAGAGTCAGCGATCATTCAGCTTATCCTCACTCTTGCCACAGTGCTTGGCGGGGGTGCTGCAATGGTCGGATGGGCCTACGAAACATTTGAAGTAAAGGACGCAGCCCGTGAGCGACTGGTTACGCAAGAGAGGCGGCTCGAGAGAATCGAAGCCAAAATCGACAGTCTTAGCGAACGACTCGCGGGACCTCAAAGAGAAAGACATTGAGAAACTCATCCTCGAGTGGCTGAACCTTCTTCCGGGCTGCAAGGCTTGGAAGAATAAATCAATGGGCACCTACGATCCGGTGCGGAAGTGTTTCCGAGCTAACCACTCAAAGTTCAGCGAAAAGGGGTCCTCTGATATAATCGGCATTTGGCAGGGCAAAATGCTCTGCATAGAAGTCAAAACGAAACGAGGAACCCTTCGGCCTGAGCAGAAAGAGTTCCTCGAAACCATGGGAAAATTAGGAGCAATTAGCTTAGTAGCACGTTGTCTTGAAGACGTGATCGACGTTCTTTGTCCCGTGCCCCGCAGCGTCCGCACAGCTCCGTAGAAGTCGTTCGCCCACACTTTTTACACTTCCGAGAGCGGCAATCCCGACAGATCTCGAAGCGATTGATGCTCATCGTGCGCCCACACATTTTACACTTGCACAGATCAGTTCTCCCCGGCACTCGCCCCCCCGGCTGAATAGCCCAGACGAGTGAGTGGCTTGCAAAACTCCTCCTCAGGCTCATAGAGAAGTGTGATTTCGCCAGTGAGCGGGAGCATGACGACTTCGCCAGGGTAAGCAAAGTCCATTGCTTGCGACTTAAGTGCCTGCGCCATCTTGATAAGATCGTCAGGCTTAACTTTTACCAGCTTCGTGACGTGGGTCATTCCCCCTCCAAGGCGCGTTTCGCGTTGAACACAGGGCACTCTGAGTCACAAGGCTCTGCGAATTGCCCTCGCGCTGGGTGGCTATGCGGCCCGTTCGAGATCAGCTCGAGCCACTCTCGCAGCCGGATCGCTTCTTTTTCATTATTCATCGCATCTACCTTTACCTTTCAAAAAAACTATCACTAGGCCGATAAAGCCTGTGTAGGCAGCTAGACCAGCCAAGTGCTCAAGCGTCATTTCCGCTTTGCCGCTTTCTTCTTGGCGGTCTTCTTCTTACTCTTGCGCGCAGTATTTAAAGCGGCTGCGACGGCCTGCTTCTGCGGATAACCTGCGCCCATCATTTCGCGGATGTTCCCGCTCACAGTAGCTTTTGAATAACCCTTTTTCAGTGGCATATAGCCCCCCCTAAAAAACCCCGGAGCGGGGATCGTTAGTCTCGCTCCGGGGACCACAAGCCCCACTTGAGGGCATCTCGAGAGCCCATCCCTCGAGTGTATTGGCTGGGGGGGTAGGACTCGAACCCACATAGGCCACATTAACAGTGTGGTGCATGACCATCATGCTGCCCCCCAAACCCTTAATAGTTTCCGCTTAAATGCCTATTGGTATCGTAGTCCCACCAGTAGGCATCGAAGTTCGCATTATAATCACCTTCAACGAGTTTGCGCTCGAGAGCTTCTTTGTACTCGTTTCCTGTCACCTCAAGCCGACCGAAGGCTGCAAGTGCTCGAGCTTCCTCGGCGCGTTCCTGTTCAATCAGTCGGTGACGTTTGCATTTAAAGTGCATCCATCCGTTCTCGAGGCAAACCTTTGCGATCTCTTTACACTTTAGGCAGCGCATTAGAGCACCTGATCGTCAAAGTTGAGGCCCGCTTGCGCGACTGCTTCAGAGATCGCCTGCTGCTCCGCCATCGCAACGTCAAATGTCACAGACGTAGCGACCTGAGCGAGGAGTTTAAGCTCGTCGGTCTTTAACTCTGCGCTAGATGCTGCATTCCACGCCGCTTTTGCGTAGCTCGTCAACTGCTCTTTCGACCAAGCCGATTTCTTGAGCTGCTCAAGCGCCGCACGTTTCTCTGGATCTACTGGCTTCGGGATGACGACAGGTTTTTTCGGCTGCTCTACAGGACTGGCCTGTACCGGTACGGACTCGACTTCTTTCGTCGCTGGCTTGGAATCAAAGTCCTCAATTTCTTCAGGAGTATAAACGCCAACAGATACACCGGGATAAACGGTGCGAATCCCTTCAGAAATAACACGTGCACGAAGCATCGCCCTAGGGTACTGTTTCCAAACATCCTTGCCAGTAAGTCCAGCGTTTTTAGCTTGAGCAATAGTCCAGCCGACGGTGGCCGTTCCACCTTGAGGATGAGAAAAGCTGGCCCGCACTTCACTGTCAGTATATGCATCCCACGTTACCTTCCCACCTGCGGCTTGAAACCGCGCTAGCATTGCATCGGCTTTAAGCGCAGGGCGCCCCTGAATGACGTGATAATCCCGGGCAGCAATAGCTGGGTGCATTCCCTCAGCCTGCGCAATAAGCATAAGCGCAACGCCTTGCTCCGGGGTTTTAATTCCAAACAAATTAGACTTGGCAAACGCAACTGCCATCCGCTCGACTTGATCAAGCGGGATGACAGCTACTTGGTTTCGATTTTCCATTGTGGTTTTTCCTTCAACTTAGCTTTGGGTGAGTGTTTCCAAACGAGCAGCTTCATGTACTGGCGAATCGGTTCAGATAAACTTAGTCCAAGCTTACGTGCCTGCTCTAAGTCCTCTTTATCGACCCGAATCGACCAAACCACTTTTTTGCTCATGCGAAGGTAATACACACAGTAATACGGCCGTGCAAATAAAAAAGGGAACCAAGATTGCTCCCGGTTCCCCTTACTCACGTCATCCTTGCCAAAGGCAGAATTAACAGACTTGCTTTCGTCGTGCAATAAAGCAGCGGCATTGCACGACTGCCGCTGCTTTATAGGCGCTTTCATCTTTCTTTTTAGACTCGGGGGCAGAGCCTGCAAGCTTATCTTGCTTCTTTGCGCCTGCTGCGCCGCCCGTTTCAGACTTGTACGAAGCGGCGTCACGTCCGCCCGAGCCTTTAAGTTCCTTACCTTTTTCCTCACTATAATCGGCCATAGTCTCTCCTCGAGTAATTCGTCCCCGGCAAAATGCGCAGGGATATAGCAATGTTGAGTCTACCACACTCCCTCTGCACGCGCAAATTACCATGGGAGTGCATCCTCGGACGCAGAAAGGCTTGGCTCGGCTTTAACTACCGATACAACGGCCTCTGGCAAAACCTCATCGGGACGATCATAAGCCAAAGATCGAATGGGCTCGTAATTTCTCTCATATCGTTGATTCCATAAAGGAATGCCGGTTGTGGACTTTGACCGGCCTATTGTGCAACCGCAACGAAATGCAAATGGGATTGTAGGAATGTCGGCTTTCTTAAAGCGACAGAGAACATAGCCCGTTCCAAGGCATAAACTACACACTGATAAGATACTCCTTGCGCCAAGCAATGTAATACAGACACGCTTGTGTCAAGACATGGACGCCCACGAACTTATTGTTATTTTAAAACAACTTGCGGTTGAGCTGGGCCGAACGCCTACGCGGGATGAGTTTGACGACCAAGTTGCAAATAGCCGCAGCAAAATCAGACAAGCTTTTGGCGGTTATTCAGCGATGCTTCAAGCTGCGGGCCTTGAGAGCTATCACCCTCGCAAGCGCGACCGTACGCCGTTCATGCGTCGAAACATTGACGAGCACTTGGAGCTACAGCAGGCGCGCCCGCCCCTCGAGCCCGTAGAAGCCCCTGTACCGATTCAGAACACGATTGTGTGCCTGGGAGACACTCATCACCCGTTCTGCGATCCAAGGGCACTCGAGCGCGTTTACCGCATCATAGAGCAGATCAAGCCCACGGTAGTGATCCAGATGGGCGACCTTCACGATATGCTTTCGTGGTCTAAGTTCCCCACAAGCCAAATGCATTTCACTCCAAAGGGAGAGATTGAAAAGTCTTTCGAGAACGCAAAAGCCATGTGGGCGGAGATCGGGAAGCTTGCGCCACAGGCCCGGAAAATACAGCTCCGCGGAAACCATGACATTCGACCGTTAAAGCGCGTCCTCGAAGTCGCGCCTGCGCTTGAAGTGTTTATCGAGCTTGATCGCTTCTTCACCTTCCCCGGCGTTGAACTCATCGCCGACCACCGCGAGGAACTCATTATCGACGGCATTGCCTTTCTGCATGGCTACCGCACCAAACTAGGGGACCATGCAAGCTACATGATGCACAACGCCGTAGTCGGACACTCCCACAGGGGGGGCGTGGCGTTTAAACATATTCGCGGCAAGACTTACTTCGAGCTAAACTGTGGCTACCTTGCCGACCCCGCGAGCAAAGGCTTGAGTTATACGCCGCAAAAGATCACGGACTGGACGCAAGGGGTCGGGATTATTGACCCTTTGGGCCCTCGCTTTGTGGCTTTCTAACGATCACCATGAAACCACAGGTCGGGCACTTTGATAGCCTGGCAAGCGGAGTGTCCTCAAGCACTCGGAGCACGGCAACGTGACACTCTGGGCAGATTTGCAGCTGAGTACCCCCGTCGAGCTGTTTACTCACGCCCCACCCACTTTCGGAGTCGCGGCCTCGAGCCTGAGACTGCGAACGGCTGCGAGCACAGGGTCCTTCCCAAACTTGACGACGAGTTCCCTAAACGCTGGAAGGCTACCCAGTTGAGCCCCAGCCTTGGCAGAATCAACGCATCCCTGAAGGGCAACCAAACTGTCAGCGTCCAAAACCGTCTCAGGCGCTTGAGGTTCATTTATAACAGGCGAGGACGGCATAGCCTGAGCCTTAGCTACTGAGATTATCTCAACCTTCTCGGCGGGCTTTAAATTGGGGTCGTACCCTGCAGCGTACCGTTTCGACCACAAGGGAATCCCAGTCTGACCCTTGGCCCGCCCAACGCTACACTCGCAGCGGAAGGCGAACGGGGCCTCGGAAGCTTCTTCAGTCTTTGAATGCGCGAGCACAAACCCAGAACCATGACACAGTGAACAAATATAAGGCATTAGAGAACCACCCCGTCTTCAGCTTTGAGCCGCGCCTCGAGTTCGGCAACCTTTTTCTCTAAGTACGCGATGCGGTAGCCTTGGCTTTTAATCTTGAACTCGTACTTCTCGCGCAGCTCATCCCAAGCGGAACGGCCAGTGCTAGTGATCCGACGCGCTGCACGCTCCCGGATCTCAGCAAGAAAGAGTTCCTGCTTCTCGCTTGCTTCCGAGCGTTTCTTATTCAGATTCTTATAGTTGAGCTTTTTACTCATAGTATTCAAAAGAACGTACTACCCTCGGGGGCTCAGTCCGTCTTTTCCCCTCCCCTTTTCGTCTATCGTAGCTCTTGCTTCTTCTCTTTCACTCTCGGGTGGAGAGGGGGGAGCGGCCCCTAGACGCTCAACCCCTCTCTCTCCACCTATCTGCGTTTCTAACAACGAATTATCATACTTTTGAAAATCCGTCAATAGTAAAGTTATCCACAATTTACAACCTATTGATAACGTTGAATGTTTCTTTCCACCCAAAATCATAACCATCGTGGTAGGCCCCCAAGTCTTGAGCGGTCGGGGTAGACATGAAGCGCTTAAGAACCGCCTGGGCAATTGGTCTCTCCTTCTCGAGGAGATCCCTTGCCAGGCTCTTTCGGAGATTATCGGGCGAAGTTTTTAGAAACTCCTTCAGCGCGTCCACTCGCCCCTTATGACGACCGAAGTCATACGCAAGACTCATGCCACCTCCCAGGTGATGACGCCCTCTAAATAGACCATATCGGTCCCTGACTGGACCCTGTCATGATACCGAAGCACAGTTGAGCCTCCGCTAATAGCGTGCCCTGCTAGTACCGTTTCCGCTATCAACTGACGCAGCGCAGTCTCATCGATGACTTGGGTGATGGAGTTCACAAGCTGACGCTCGCCTCGGCTTGGAAGAGTGTAAATAACGTGACGTGTTAGGTAGTGTTTCATAACTTTCCCCACTGGCTCGCCATAGCTTGCGCGACCCCTTGAAATGTTTTTGATCTAAGCTTCCATCGGTTGGCCGAAGGGCTCAGCTTGTTTTGTCCGTTCTCAGTCTGATTCGAATAACGATGTTTTCTGATGACGCTTGTCGGCATGAGCGGAGGAAGGTTCTTCAGC